CGGGTACTCGATGTCAACATTGTGGCATGCTTCACTTTCTATGGCGTGCAACATGTGGTGCATGCGATAGACCTATGGAGTATAACCTAGGTAGCCGTAACGAGGAGGCGAGGCTATGAGTGCATTTGACTTAGCATGGTCTATTCTCAAGGCGAGATTCTACACCAATCAACCTCCTCGCACAGAAAGACACGAGCCTTTGATGAGGATACCAGAGGGTTTCGGCGCCAACCGTCAACCTCGCTCTGGGTATCATGAAGACTTGAATCAAATGTCTAATTATGACTTAGACCAAATGATGGATAACATGCCTCTTGATATTATCCAGAATCAAAACTGGAGAGAAAGAGTGGCTAGACAAAGAGAGCAAGGCAGAATAAACACTAAACTACCGTTAGCGGGAGAAACGAATAGAATCTCGTTTCCCATTGCTCGGCCTGACCCTCCTCAATACAAGAGTCCAGAAGATGAGATGTATCAAGAACTGCCGCAGGACGCTTATCCTGAGCCACAACCTTCACCACGACCAGATACACCGGGCGAAAGAACGGGGGCATCATGGAAGTATAACTATGGGGGACAGTAATGCCACAAGTATTCAGTCCCGGTGAAGGAGAGACAAGACCTCTTGACCCAACAGCAGTTGTCTACACAACAGCGCAGAAGGTGGCGGACCTACTGGATATAGGGCCACAAGATGCAGTGGCAGTGTCCTACAACAGTGATGCTGACGGCGTATATATCACAGGTGCTGACTACAGGAATATCGGATTCTCAGTGGGAGATTCAATACTGGTGTATTCAGATGCGGACCCATTGGGGTTTGAGCGCACAATTACAGCGATAACCACTTCAATCAACGGAGTCAAATTGGCATTTAGCAGTACCGTCACTGCCGCAGACTACCAAACAGCAGACAATACGTATGTTCAGAATCAAGCCTCTTTCTCCAATGGAAGAACACGAGGCATAACCAAGAGCAAGGTCGAGGAGGTTATACTTCGTATGCAAGACCACATAGATAACAAGACGCATAATGCTTGGAGGCCATATCTAGTCAGTGCAGAATACATCAACTTCGATACCTACAAGCCATACAGGAGAAGGTACTACACGGACTACGTAGGTACTTCCCCATTGCTATTTAGAAATGTACAGCAGATTCTCAGACTAGAACTGTGGCAAGGTGATGACTATCGAGAGATAGGTGCGGCAGAGGCTCGTATCACATTACCGGATGACGTTCGCGCATTGTCTGGCTCTATCGTCGTTTCACCCGGCAATGGAAGCGCAGGTACGCTTACAATCGGCACTGGTACTACGAATTGGCGTGCAGATTTCGATAAGGCAACATCAGCACAGAATCTTGCTGACCTCATCAATAAGGAAGACAGAGTGGGAAAAACAGCAGTTGATTTTGCTCCAGCCTTCACTCTTGAGGGTAGCACTTCCAATGTCGCTGTCCACAACGAGTTCCTAGCCACCGCTAACTCCGATTATGGAACTGGGATAGTCAAGATTACCAGTATGAGGGATACAAAGGGTGGCGAGACTTGTACAATAGTCGCAACTGACACAAATATCGATATTGGGCAAACAAGCAGTTCCACTTGTACGTTCAGTAGTTTGAGTTCTACTACAATCACCGTCGATAGCACAACTGGATTTGCGAAAGCAGGTGTGGTAGTTGACGCCAGTGGAGACGTCTTCAAGTACACGGGGCTGACTAGTACTACGTTCACAGGTTGTGTAATCGTTGTTGGCTCTGCTCTATCCGATATAGGCGGGACACTCACCCAACACCAACTACAGATTGACCTACAGGGCGGTAGTTCCAGTGGGGACAAGGGTAGACTCCGAGATTGGTGGCTAGACCACGAGATGGGCATCATCTACTTCAACAACTCATACCCCTTCTTTGAGTGGAATGCAATCAAGACTTCATACATCTACGGAGAGCGTTATGTCGATAAGGCGATAGAGGATATTTGTACTAAGATGGTCGCTATTGACCTACTAATGAATGATGACCGCAGCGTACTCATCCCAGAGGGTACACAGAACGTCGACCTAGCATCAAAGATACAACTCTACAGAGCGGATATAGACAGAACCTTCCCTCGCTATATCGAGGTGGTTACTTTTGAGTAAGGGGCTAGATAGGGAAATGAACAGACTCGTTCACAACGAATGGAAAGCCAAACTAAATGCAGAACTAAGCAAGCCGTCGAATCAAATCGAGATACAGAAGGCAGTAGTAGAAGGCCCATCCGAATATCATGAGAGCGTTGAGCGCTCCGAAAGAGAATCAGAGGATGAGAATATGACTATAGAGCAGCAGGCTGCGTTAGACGAGAGAGTCAAGAAGCGAATGCTCACTGAGTCTCCTGCTTTGATGGAGCACAAGTTGAGAAACGATGGTGGTAAGATTGTACCTGACTACGACGCATATGCACGTGAGAAGCGCAGAAAGGAGTTCATGGAGTTCTAACTATGGTGGCGACATTCAAAGAGGGCATAGACGTCGTACTAGACGTTCTGAAGGATAATTGGAATAGGGCAAACACCGACAACTACAAGCCAGTCATAATTGATATTGCGGACGTTACTCCAGAACGAGGAAAGAGGCTTGACCTTGATAGGACGGATTATGTGATGGTGTTTGAAACAGCGCACAACGAAGAGTTGCCAGAGATGCTATACGACTTCGTAACTACTAGAATCAACATCACAGTTGATATGCGAACGACGAGAAACCGCGAGCAACTCAAGAAAATGGAGAACGAACTAAGGAGATGCGTACATCTAAAGAGAAAGGGAGATGGTGTGAACTTCGACAGATTAGTGTATAAAACACGCACAGATTTGTCCGATAGGAGCAAGAAATTGTATAGAATGACCTTCCAGATAGAAGTAGTTATCTTTGCAGAGCCAATCCCGTGAGGTGAGAGAGAGCCATGCCGTCGACAGTTTATCGTGGAGATTTGTCCGAAGTAACCTTCGGACACGAGTCTGCGATACGCTTAGAGCATGATTATGCATCAGGTACATCTTTCACTCAAGCCTCATGTACTTACGATGACGAAACAACAATAACACACGGTGCTAATGCGAACATAGTTACTGGGTTACGAGTAACTGGTACAGGTATTCCAACCGACGCATACGTTGCGGCTATTTTAAGCGCTACTACGTTTCAATTATCAGCAACAACGACTGGTGGTAGTCAAAATCAGACACTTACTTTTGACCCTGATTTCAAGTTCATTGCTAGTGGTGGTGATAAGGATACAGCAAAGGATACTAGTGTTATTTCTATTAGAGGCGGTCAAACAGATACTCCTGTGTATCAGGGTATTCTTGAATACCCAAATGGTATGCTGGTTGGTAGTAAAGTAATATTCACAATAGGGAGTGGTAGTCCTGAATGGGATACACAAGATGATTACGCTGTATCGGGTAGGATGTTTACAATCATCAAACAGGAAGTTGCCACAAGTGGTGATAACAACGGATGTACTGAAATCACTATTACCCCTGCATTGAAAACTCTCCACGAAACAGTAGACAAAGATTCTAAGGCTAATGATGTAATGACTATCTTACCCTTTACCACACCTAGTATTGATGTGGGGATGCAGCACGCAGATGCAGCAAGTAGTTCAGCAGAACGTGTACTAACAGACCAATTCGTTGGACTGGTAAGCACTGTGGCTCTCCCAGAGACCAAAGTCGACCTCAAGAGATACCATGTCGTTGGGCTTGGTAGGGATGTAGCAGTGCAGGTACCGGGTAGATTCACTAATACTGGCGGTTCATTTGAGTGCAATATACACAACGGTCGTTGGTTCTATTACTGTCTAGGACAAGAAGTTGTCAATGCAGATAGTGTTCGGCAAGCAGGACACGTTAGTGGTACTTACCAACTAAATGGAGCAACAGAGGCTGGAACTTCCTATATCGTATTCGATAGTACAAGCACTAGTAGCACAAATCCAAGAATACCACATAGTGGTGGTAGTGGTGCTGATTTGAAGATAGGCGATTACATCTTCATCGACGGTGTTGATAATACAATCGATAGAGTCGATGTACAGACATACAGGGACACTGGTGTTGGTGGTGACCTAGAAGTAGATGCATGGCCCAACGTCAACGCCACTCAGATAATCGACAAGGCAATCAAAGAAGAGGTAAGGAGAATAGTAGCCATCAGCATGTCCGGTGGCGCTGCGAAGGTATGGTTAGATGACCCCCTACACTATGCGTATGAAAACGACACTAGGGTCTACTTCGGTAGATATGCAGCAGACGATAGCAATGGTAGCCCACATAGAACCGCTACGACAGGTGGATTGGAAAACCCAGTCAATCACCTCTTCTTCTCTCGTACTACTGTGCCTTCCTTCGCAATGGAAGTCAGTGTGAGAAGGCGAGACACAGACAGCAATGCTGGTACGTTCGATGGTGGGACTGGTGACTCCAAGCAACTAACACGAGTCTTCCGTGGGTGTAAGGTCAAGGATTGGTCTATGACTGCCGATACTGATGCCGCACTGCGTATGACTGTCAACTTCGACTCTGCTCTCTGCTACACAGATACAGGTAGATTGGAGTCTAGCAACAAAGGAGACAGGTACGATACACACAGGCTCTTTGAGGATACGGCAAATACCGAAGTAAAGAGAAAGGAATCTGGTATTGAGAAGGGTACGCAGAAGCCCTATATGTTCTACAACGGTACCATATCCATGCTTGATACTCAATTAGGACAGGTGGTATCATTCACGTTGAACGGTAAGACTGGTGTAGAGCAGTATTACACCATCGGTGCGGCTAACATAGCAAACAGCGCTACTGACCAAGTACCATTCGCAGGTACACGCAACCCAACTCTAGCAGTAGAGGGTAAGACCGAGTACGACCTTGAGATGGAGATAATCGTAGATGACCCTCTGTTCTACCACAACATGCGTAGAGCGGTGGAGAATTTCGACGACACAGACGAAACCGCTCAAACGGATGCGGATATGATAAGACTCTCCTTCAACAAAGTAGTATCTAGTGGTACTGCGGAATCAATAGACATACTCATCGATGACTACTATATTGTGGAGGCTCCGCTACCGATACCAGAGGACAAGGGACCGTTGAGGGCTACTTTGAAGATACTACCCAAGAGTGTGAAGGTTATCGCTGTTGATACCATTATACACGCTTGAGGGATAGAATGTTACCAACACCAGTAAAGAGAGTCCAATACTACAATCGTACTTCTCACGAGAACTACGTGTACTGGCTATTAGACCAGACAGGAGTCCCTTTCGACGAATCCTTACTCAAGACTAGGTCTAGGAACATAGTGGATGAGTACGTGCTTAGAAAAATGGAGAATGGGGAACTGGTGGAGCATGGTGCTGTCCTAGAGGAAATTATTAGAGTGCCTGAGCCTGA